CATATATTGTTTTCATTTAACTGTGCATAAATCTTCATATTCTTAACCCTCCTAATTAAATTCTATTACTTCCCATGCAACTTCTCCATATGCACCTATGAAAATATCAAAACGTATGGTAGTTGAATTTAAAATATATCCTTTAAACCCTCGGTTAGTACTTCCGCCATAATCGTTTGTTACATTTAAATATGATTTATTAACATCAACTGGTGAAATGGTTACTTCAACCCCTGTAGTAACGACTGTTAAACCTCTTTGAACAGATTTAATTCCACCCTGTATGGGAAAATTATCCAACACTGCTTGTACACTACTTTCTTTTGCAATGTCTATTTCTATTGGCATACTATACCACCTCCTCAAATACTAATGTGACACTATTGTCTAGATTAACTCTTGCGTTCCATCTGTAGCCACCATCGGCTGTTTTGTGTGGCAAACTTTCTGCCTTATGCGACATTAAATCATTACAAATTTCATTGATTGCTGCTTGGATATTCGTAGATTCAAGTCCACTTTCAGTATTATCATATTCAATGTTTTCTGCATCCCCGGAGCTTTCTGCTTTATTTTCAATTTCTTTTAACTTTGTATCAATTATTTCTGCATTGAGGTTGAAATCCTCTACATCATAAAAATCATTTTCATCAGGTTTAAATAAATTGTAATTCGTTGTATACTCCACTAGCTTAACACCTCATTTCTTAACTGTTTATGGGTGAATGCTTTCAACTGTCCATGTGTGAACTGTTTCAATGTCGAATGTTGATTATACAGTAACCTAAGATCAATGACTATATTAGCAGGGACAGTTCTGTTCAAAAGGGCATCAACTTCATTGAACTTTCCCTTTGCAATAAGGTTCACCTTTACAATCAAGGTATAGTTTTCATTCTCCAATTCCACACTGTAACCATCTGCACCGCATAATGTCAAAAGTTGATTTTCCAAGGTCGTCATTGTATATGGAAGCTGTTCATTTAACCTGGTTAAAATTCTAAACTTCCTTATATCCAATGAATCAGTACCCCTTGGAACAATTTTAAGAATACTTTCCCAACGTTTAACACCATTTTCAGTGGAATCATTCACAAACTGATCATTCATGACATTTTCAAGAACTTCCCACAATGCAATAAGTTCAGGGTTTTCAGCAATTGCAAGTGCTTTGAATTCCCTGAACTCTTTGATCACATTTGGAAGATAATTCAGGATGTCAATTTCTCTATCCAATCACATCACCCCTTACTGCAATTGAATCTGCACCCAATACAAGATTTTCCTGAATCCCATTGATTGATGTTCCTGAAATATCAAGTATTCCACTAAGATTCAACAACCTGCTTTCAATTTGACTTATACGAACAATGACATTATCATTCAATGCCCAAATTTGGTTCAGTTCCAAGAAATAATCATCAATCACACCTTCAACATAATCCTTTATATCATCCCATGTCCAACCTTCTTGATAGGTGATATTTGTTGAAATGTGAATCACATCTTCAGATATACCAAATACAGTGACAATGTGACCAATGGGTGCAAGTCCAACCCCTTGACCTTGATTCCAAATTGGATCAATGATGGTCTGAACTTCATTGATCAGTTCATTGGATGGTTTCTGATACTGTGAATTGATGATCACCAATTTCACTGTTCCACCGCCATTCCAAACAGGATAAACCTTAACCCCACCAACCCCTTGAATCTTGTTCACCTTTTCTTTATAATCAGCAATGTTCCCACCAAATGCTTGTGAATCCAGGGTTGAAAAATATTTGATCCTTAATGATTCAGTATCTTCTTCATCTTCCCCAGGGATCAAAACTTCTGTCAGTTCTGCACTGGTCAACCCGTCAATATAATCAATGGGAATCAGTGATCCAAAGTGTTTGTTTCCTTCAGCACCTTTGACTTCACACATCAATCTGAACTGAAGATCATCAATTTTTTCAGTAACAATATAGTTCAGATCATCAAGTGAAAACCTTGAAGCAATTGGAACATTCTCATTGAAAACACCCTTCAGGATTGCATTTGATGCAAGGTTGGGTGTGACGCCACGTTCTGCTGCCCTTTTTATCAGATATGGTCTTGAAGCAGTGTCAGCAAAGGTTTCATTCAGGATTCCATCAGCTTCAATGTACATCTGCATGACTTCAGCAGCAACAGGTGCAAGTGCATTATAGATGATTGATCCTTCACGTTTGTCAATTGTGTATGGTACTTTATCAAGCATTCTTTGCAAGATCATTTCATATGTGATATGTTCATACACTATATATTCACCACCCTTTCTGCTTCTACATCCCCAAAGATTGTGTGTGCTGTGAACCTTGCATGAACCCTCCCTTTGGTTACCTCAAAAGAAAAAGCATCAACTGCCTGGACTCTATCATCCTGCATCAATGCTTCAGTGATCCTTCTTTTAAGTTCAGGTAAAACAAAAGGAACTGGTTGCCCAAATAGATCAGCAAGTTCAATTCCATAGTTCCAAGAATAAATCAGGTATTGATACCTTTCAATGCTTAAAATTAAATATATTGCTTGTTTCACTGCATCCAGTTCATCAGTATAATTGATGATGGTGCTTCTGTCAGTGTTTAACTTGAATGTTTTACTTGGTTGTTCTTCAATTTCAAAATCCTTTTGCAGATCATCATTTATTCCTGGAATCATCACATCACCACCTTATCAAAGACAACATACTTTTGACCGCCCTGCATTTGGATCATGATGACTTCATCCCCAACTTTCAATCCATTGTATATTGTGATCTCATGTTTTATTTTATTTTTAAAAGCAATTTTGGAAGGGGAACTTTCCACCGATTCACCCATATCCCAGGTTGTAAAAACTTGCTTGATGTTGGGATCATCAAAGCTTATTTGGGTTTTATAATCTCTTACATTGTTGGTCAAGACCAACTGTGCAACAGTCAAGTTCAATTTCTGTTCAACATTTATTTTTAAAGGTTCAGCACTGATCACTTTTCCAAATACAATTGAAGTTGGCTTGGATTCCTTCACTGCATCCAGTGCTGTACGTTTAATTAGTTTGGTGATATTGCCCATATTATACAAGAACTTCACCACCCATCATTGTCAAATCCATAGAATGTTCATTTTCATTGAACGTGTGTTTAACACTATCAACAATCATGTAATTTTGAACACTTACATCCCCAAGGTTCAATTTGATAATAAGACCACTTCCACCCCTGACACGAACATCACCAAAAGCATCTTTGATCTTCAAATTTCTTGATTTTCTATTATACAAAGCAAGAAGGGAATCAGCTTTCACCTTTTCATTTGTGTTTTCCTCAATCGTGTCAAAATATTGGAGAATGCCCCATCTGTTCATATTTCCTGAATCCTGTGCAATGTAAATTTCACGTTTTCCTGTCTTTTCATTTTCATAGGATAACTTGATCCTGTTGTATGTTTCACCATCAATTGATGATGTATAATCAAAATCTTCAGCAGCTTCTTCATCAATCAAGATATTCAGCTTCATTGATTCAACATCTTTCAATGTCAGCTTTCCAAAGTTATCATATAGAACATATAATTTCTTTCTGTTCTCCAAGGTCAAATCCAGTGCATTTTGGATCATATCAATCAAGGTCTTATTATCTTCAACCCTGGATGCAATGACATATGCTGTGTTTTCTATAATTCCAGTGTTCAACCTGAAATCAGTTGCTAACATTCGCACCAGGTCACTTGCTGTTTTATTTGTATAAACATAGGTATCTTTATTCAACAAATACCTTAATTGATCATAAGCAGTAACATGGATGATATTTTCCTTACCACGTTTCTTTTTGAATACAAATCCATAAAAGACCTTTTGCCCATCATAAATCAATCTGACTGCATTTCCTTCCTGAAAGTTTATTTTCCCATCATTTACAATACTGAATGTCAGCTTTCCAGGAAGTCCTTTTCTTGCAGTTTCCCAGGTGATACCTTCTTCAACAACTGGATAATAGATGGTTGACCCATTTTGAATTATCAGTTCAATTTTATTCAAGTTTGATCACCTGCCCCACATTGATAAGGTTTGGATTCTTGATTCCATTCAGCTTTGCAATTTCAGTATATTTTGAACCATCACCAAGATGTTTTTTACAAATTGCCCAAAGGGTGTCACCCCTCACAACAGTGTGGGTTCTTGGTATTGCTTTTGATACTTCCCTTGGTTTGGTTGCTGATACTGTTGAAACTGTGGTTGTTGCACTTGCTACCTGTGTTATTGGTGCAGCCTTGACAACCACTGTCTTTGTTCCATAATCTCTGTATTGCCTTAATTTGATGGAAACCACCACATCAAACCCATTCCTTGCATCCTCCGTGATGATGTAATCTTCCAAGGAAACCTTCATGTTGGTATCAAATAAAAGCTTCCTTCCAGGGGAAATCCTTGAAATAATGAACTGGAAAGGTTTTTCAGCAAGCTTCAGTTGTTCAAGCTTTTCCAAGAAGAAGGATGCAGGTCTGAACCCATTGACATAGGTTGCAAAGGGGTATGTTGTTTGTGGAAGGATTGCATCAAATTCTATATCTGTTAAACCTGCTTTTTTCAAAAGGTTGACTTCACCTTCATCAATCAGGGTGATTGTTTTATTTTTACTTGAAATCTTGGTTTGCACTTTGGAAGGTGCAATTGGTAACAATACCCCATCAATATAAAAATTATAAGACATTAACCATGCACCCCTTCCGCTATGCTGTCAATTGTTTCTTCAAGTTGTTCACCAAAATATGCAATGACACCATCAAGATCAAGTTCACTATTGATGTTATTGTTTGCTGTAAATTCCACTTTAACTTCAGCAGTTGTGAAGCGGTTGACCACTTCCTGTTCTGCTAGATCACGAAGGTATTTCAGTTCCTCTGCTGACATATCCATTGAATCTTTCATTGAACCTGTGTTTGCAGCAGTATCAGCAATATCACCCATCATTTGCATCTGATCAGCATAATCACCAATATCCATTCCACCCATGATGTTTGATAAGTTGAACTTTTCTTCAACACCCTTACCAAAATCATATCCTGCATCATAAGCTTTCCCATACTCAAACCGATCAAGGTAAAACTGACTTGAATCCATCCTTGGAACTTTGATTTCAGCTTCACCCACTAAATCAGTGACCATTGTTTCCAGTGTTGATCTCCAACCTTTTACTGAATCAGATAAGTTTGAACCAAAGATTGCATCCATTGCCTTTGCAATCCCCTGAAGTATACCAAGGATTGAATCAGCCATGCTTGCAAATAACCGAAGGATTGAACCCACTGGATCATTGAACACATTTGCAAAGAATTCAGCAAACCCTGCAATGTAATTCCATAAAGCTGCAACCACATCAATGACCAAATTATAAAATCCAATAAATAAGTTTCCAATGAATGCAAGTGCCACCATGAATGCACCTGCAATGATCCCTGTTGCACTGACTGAAGTTCCTGCAAATTTATTCACTGCTGCAACTGCACCATAGAACACTGCAATAAGGGCAATAATAAGAAGTACAATCCAAGTGATAGGGCAAGCATACAGTGCAGCATTAAGACCATGTTGGGCATATGTTGCCATGAATGTTGCCCCTGCTTCAGCAGCAGTTGCAGTTGCCTTTATTCCTGCAATAATCGCTTGTGCTGATGTTATTCCTTTTGCAACCAGTGAAACCGCATTATAAGCAACCATTGCTGCAACTATCCCCCAAATAATAGGAGATATCCATGACCAATTGTCCACGAAGAAAGAAGAAATACCTGCAATTACATTAAATACTTCGGTTGTTGTACCTGCAAGAATCACAAGTCCAACAATTATACTATTAACTAATGACTTGAAGCTTTCACTATTTCCGATCTTATTCATTCGTTCAAGTATGGGTTGAAAAGCCAACAAAGCTTGATTTTCAATCTTTGTCCAAATTTGACTAAATGTCATAGGCATACTTTCAAACTGTGAATTGATTTCATCTGTTGCAGAAAGCATTGCATTTTTAACAATGTCAGCCGTGATCTGACCTTCTGAAGCCATGTTCCTAATCTTTCCAATCGGAACATCCAAATAATCTGCAATTGCTTGAATTACATTTGGTGCTGATTCAAATACCGCATTTAATTCTTCACCACGAAGAACACCTGAACCAAGTGCCTGTGTCAACTGTAAGCTTGCTGAAGCCATTTCCTGTTGTGAAGCACCTGCAATGACAAACATTTTATTTAAGTTTTCAGCAAAAACAATGGTTTCTGCATTAGAACTGAATGCATCACCAGCTCTTTGACCAAGTTTTGCAACTACATCTGCTGTATCAGCATATGCTGCCCTTGATCTTTGTGCTGATTGAAATATCATTGACTGAAGTTGTTCAGTGGTTTGAAATCCGTCATTCATCATATTAAGTCTTGCAGTAGTTTGAACTATTGTATCTGATAAACCTATGACTTTTTTAACTCCAAGTGCAGCAAGTATTGCCCCACCAATTTGCATTGCTTTTTTAACTAATCCATCCGCAGCCGATTGACCATTTCTAATTTCATCATTCAACCTTTGTTGTGCTTGATCTGCTTCCCTGATTTCTCTTTCCACATCATTGAATGCAGTTTCTGCCCTTGCAAGTTCTTGTCTAGCTGTTTGAATACTATTAGTATCAATGGCATTACTGGATGCACTTTGAAGTGCTTCAAAACTATTCAATACAATATTCATTGCATTATTCATTGATCTAAATGCAGGTGACATTCCATCATGAATTTGAATTGCAGTTCTTATTGTTGCCAAGTTCTCACCACCTTTTAAAGAAAAAAAAGGGAACAGGATCATCAATGATAACATGTTCCTTACTTCCCTTTTTTCTTTACTTTCTTAGCTTCTTTTTTATCATTTTCCGTTTTGATTTGAATGGAAGCAATTACAAATGCTCTTTCTTCTCTTGGTAAACCAAGATAAGCACTTGGAATCATATTCAGCTTGTGAAGGCAATAATAAGCAATGTTTGCATCAAAATCACCTTCACTGATTAGTTTTTTGCTTCATCCACCAAATCTTCCATTGAAGCTTCAAATCCATTTACTTCTTGAATCTTTGCAAGATAATCAGCATATTCCCCAGGCTTCAACATTTTCTTCAGAACAATATCATCACCCATTACACCATAACTGTTTTGAAGATCAACATCATTCAGATTTGGGAACAAAGTGCATCTTGCAGCAAGCTTTCCAAGATATTTGTTGTAATCAGTTTCTTGTGTGAACTGATTCCTTTTACCTGGAACTTGAACTTTTCTTGTACAAGATTTTCTGATTGCTTCATCTTCTTCAGAAGTGATGCAGCAGATTTCCCATTCCATTGGATTCCCCTTTTCATCAAGAAACCTTTTGGATGCTACATATTTAATATTTTCATCTTTAATTGCATTTTGACTTAAAAAAGCACTTAAATTACTCATTGTACTTATCACCTTACCCTTTCAATTTTTACATTCCTGGAAGCATATTGAATTCTTCAGGCATTTCAAAATCTTCAAATGTGAAGTCCATATCTTCATCCAAATATTCTGCATCAGCATCAAACTTGGTTAAAACTCCACCATCAATGTTGCAATCCTTCAGGATCACTGTTTGTCTGCCAACTGAAGAAGATGGATCTTCATTTGTAACCTGAACATCAAAATAAATATCTTCACCAGTGTCTTTGTATCTTTTCAGAAGCTTCCTGAAAATACTGGTGTTATAATGGAAAGTTGCATTTCCTGTGCCTTTCCAACCAGTTGATTTATTCCCTTTCCCTGTCTTACCAAGGATAGGGATTTCACTTTTGGTTTTCTCAAAATTTGCTTCCAGGTTGATTGCTTGCATGAAATTGTATCTGTTCCCTTCAATGGTAACAAAACATTCAGCAAGGGATGCACTGACCGCATCTTTTGCATTCATTGTTTGCATATCTCACAACCCCTTTCTATGCTACTGTAACTGTCATGTAAAGTTGTGCCATTGCATTTGTAGGCATTACAACATCACTGACAACTACTGATTTTTTAGTATCACCCTTTGAAACCACAACATCATCAGCATTGAAATCTTCAATTGCTCTGATTTTTTCAAGTTCCTGGTGATGCTTTACGACATCATTCCAAAAAGAAATTCTTCCTGCTGCATCATTTGGAACATTACCAAGGTATTTTGTATTGAACAGAACCGCAATGTCATTTGCAATCTGATCAAGAACCCTGATGGTTTGATTACTGCTGAAGTCCACATTCTTTTCATCTGTGAAGGTTGTAAAGCTGTTAATATCTTCAAGAACTCTGATCTGATCCCCAACCTTATGAAGCATGAACTTCCCTGCCTTGATCCCTGCTTCAAGTTCACTTTGTTTGAAGTTTACATTTACAGTGAATTCTCCATCATATCTTTTGTTGGTGTTACTCTTATTCACTACACAACCTGCTGCAATACCTGCCACCCAATAAATTAAGGATTCAGGGGATTCATTTTCATCAGTGACTTCATTCTGAAGATTGATGATCCCTTCAAAATCAGCTTCAGTCCTATAAACCACTGTCTGAAACTTGACCCCTACTTCATTCCTCATTCTCTTTGTGAACTGAACAAACAGATCAGCAATTTGAGAACTTGAAGATAAGCACCCAAGGGCATTGAAAGAATAGGATTCAATTTTGTCCAAGAATGTTTGATATTCAACACCAGTCAATTCAGCACCATTTGTTCCACCAGTAAGTGGTGTTCCAACTGTCAAATCAATAGTTGCTGAAGTCTTGAAAGTAACAAGATCATTGGATTTCAATTCATTCATTGCACCAACTGTTTGGGTGTCAACCTTCATTGTTCCCAGGAAGGTATGCACATCATATTTTGTTTCTTCATCCACATTCGTTGAAATAACAATTTTAAGATCATTCCCACGAACCCCACTGTATTTTGCAGTTGCATATATTGAATCAGCTTTCTCACCACTGTTCAGTTTGTACAAATAAGCAGTTCTGATGTTCTTGAATAAATCCCTTAAACCTTTCAATTTCTCATGGGTGTATGGATAACCAAAGATTTTTAAGGATTCCTTTTGGAAGTCTGCTGATTCTACTGTGAAAACTTCACCATCAACACCCCAATCAAGCACCAATGGCATTGCAGCATAACCCCTATCACTAAGGTTTGCTGATGCTCTTGCTGCACTGATGAAGTTGATATAACTTCCAGGTAACACTTTATTTTGTGTTAAAAATGTACCGCCACCAAGTGCCATAATTATTTCACCTTACCTTTCATAAATTTATCAATCAGATCATCAACTTCATCCAAGCTGTATGATTTATCATTCTTCAGAAGCACATTGATCAAATCTTTCCTATCTCTGTACTTCTTACTTGAAAGTATCTGATTTTTACTGAAGGTGACCTTTTCAAGCTTCACTTCAGTTTCTTCTTTCTTCTTTTTAGAACTCATTTCATCACCCTTTCAATCCGCTTTCAACTGTCAAGGTTTCCATAGGATCAGAAGCTTCAGATTCCTTGTAAACAAATAGATCATAATTGACAAAGAAGTGAAGAACATCATTCACAACTTCATGATACATTTTAGTTCCACGAACCAAATCACCACCCATTGTGATGTATTCCAGGGCATCATTTAACCGATCCACCACATCAAGGATTTCTGTGTTCTTGTCCTTGGTACTTGGAAAATAATGAATGTCAAGAGGATGTTCCCTGAAGTACCGTTTTCCAATCACCTGCTTTTGGTTTGAAGTTAAAAGCATAATAAAAAAACAAGGTTCTTTCAAACCCTGCTTCACCTGTTCTTTATGAATTGCAACCCCATCACCAAATTCTTGGTTCAGCTTGATTGCAATTGAATCTATTAAGTTATTAAGCATCAAAACATTCCCCCAAGAATTTAATCAGTTTCTTTTCAAGAACCTGTGGTGCTTGTGCATCAAGTTCCTTTTCTGAAATGGTCAACATGAACCTTCCTGAAACCCAACCTTTGTGATCCCTTGTTCTGTGTCCAAATTCAGCATAAGAAGCATAATGAACTTGATTGACAATTTCAATTTGATATATTCCACCTGACTTTGTGATGTTCATTGAATCTGCATACTGTTTTGCATTTTTATTTCCACCTGATTGTGCTTCTTCTTCAGTTGAAGCAGTCCAACCACGTCTTAATGTACCACCTTTTTTTCCAGTTTCCTTTGGGTACTGTCCAACTGGTGTCCTTCTAATTACCTTTGCTAATAACCTTGCAGCAAGTTCTTTTGCACATTCTTCAAAAAACTCATCAAGGTTACTTCTTTGAAGTCTATCCAGTTTCTTTTGAAGATTCTCAAGCTGTTTGAAGTCGCATCTTCCCCAGGATCGTGCCACTATGACCACCCCTTGAATAGTTCAAGGATCACTTCCTGATGGGAACTATACAAAGCAGGTTCACCACTGTTCTCATACTCAGTTGTCACACCATGTTGGGTGACAGTGATCTTTGATCCTGGTTTGATGACAATTTCAGGTGCAATGAATAACTTTACTGTTTGGGTGACCATTGCAGCAGCTTCAGTTTGATTTGTACTGCTAACCTTTTGAAAAGATAATTTACAGGGTTGATCTGTCAGAACATCCACTGGTTCATGCTTAGTTATTTTAGTAACTGGATCACGAACTTCCTGATATTCTGAAATGGTACAAGTACCAACATATAAGCTTTCTATTGCTTTTCTTTTAGCACTTACCATTTGATGCACCTATATGATGCAAAATCAGTTTCACCATGCATTAAGAAACTAATCAAAGCATCAAGCCTTCCTTCAGGTGTTTTGCTTCCTTCACCAAGGGCAAAGGTCACATTGGTATCACCTTCTTGAATACTCTTTATTGCTGCATCCAAATCAAACCCTGTTAATTGACCAATACTTTTCTTTCCAAGTAGAAATTCACCAACCACCATATCAACTGAAACTTCATGAAGTCCTTCAGGAATGGTGGATGTATTACATTGATTCTTGATGTGATTGGTTACCTTTTGAATGATGAATCCAAGCATCCAAGAATCAGCTTCAACAACTTCATATCCGAAGGATGCAAGTCTTTGGGTTACATCTTCAAGCATAATCATCACATCCTATTCTGATTTTTTTCTTGTGTTTCTCTTTTTAGGTGCTTCAGGTTCTTCTTGTTCAACTTGTTCAACTTCTTGAACTGCTTCAACTTCTTCAGTTGATTCAGTTGATTCAGCACCTTTCCCTTCTTCATTCTCTATTTCTTCTTCATCAATTGGTGGATCAACTGGTGCTTCAGGTTCTTGAACTTCATATCCATGATTCTTGAACCATTTAATCAAATGGGGATCAGTGGTTTCACCAATCCCCTTCACAAATGAAACACCTGCTGAAATCCCATCATATTGTTTATTTGGTGAAAGTACCCTTGCCATATAGGATTCCCCTTTCTATTATTGAACTTTGATCTTTCTCATAACACCTGCTGCCTTTGTTGCTTTAAGTGCTACTGCTGCAACCATTTCAACTTCACCTGTTTTCACTGCCCCTGCTGTTTTGAAATCAGGTAACCAAGTGTTCACTGGTGCTTGACCTGCCATCGAAACTGCATGGAAACCATCAAGTCCAAGTCTTGCAACATAAAGGGAAGTTTGACCTGCATCATCCCCACCAAGAACTGGAACAACAGGATTGTTTGTTCCTGGTTTTGCACCGAAGTCAACCAAAGGAATACCATCATAAGTTTCAATCTGTCTGCCAAAATCATCTTTTGTGACCATGTACATTCCTGCACGTCTTGCACATGCTCTGATCTTTGCAATCAGCTTCAAGTTTCCACCAATGAAAGATGATTTACCATCCAATCCCATAAGGAATTCATCAAGTTCATCAAGGAACACTTTGTAATTTGTATCAATAGCTGCTGCATTTGATAAATCAATTACTGCACCAGGAATGTATTCAGTTGAAGAACCTGTCAATGCTTTTTCAAGTCCATCAAATGCATTTGCATCAACACCACTGTCACCATTGATTACAGTGTCATTGAAAAGTGCTGCTGCTGCCTTGATTTTCTGTTGCATTTGAAGGGAAACTTCATCAACAATACCACCCATGTTTGCAATGATTCTGTCCACCTTGAAAGAACCACCAAATACCTTTAAATCAGTGGTGTATCTTTGCTTTGTGACTTCCTGGTTCACATACTCACTGTTTACTGCTCTGAACCCTGCTGTTGGTTGTGTGATCAATCTTGTGTACCCATAAGTAAGGGTTGCACCGCCACCAGTTGGGGAAACTGCATCATCAAAAGTCAAGTTGTTGAAAAGGAAACTTGATTTTGCGAATTCATCAATAACACCCATTTGAAGGGCATCTTGTACATTTAATTTTGCTTGTGCCAAAGTTACTGCCATAATAAATTACCACCTTTCAGTTATTAGTTTTTATTCATTACCTGTGAAATGCATCCTCACTGCTTCAGCAAGTGAAGAAGGTTGTTGTCCTGCACCTGGTGTCCCATCACCTGAATCACCTGGTTTGAATCCCTTGAACTGCTGTTTATTTGAAGATTGAATGTCAAACAGGAACTTGGAATCATCACCTTCTTGTAATTTTTTAAGTTGTTCATCCAAGCCTTTGACTGAATCACCATCAAGTTCAGCTTTTTCAAGGTCAAGCAGTGCCTTAACTGCTTTGATGTTCTTTGCCTTTGCACCAATCAGTGCTTTTTCAACTGCACTTTCCATTTTCATTTGCTTCAGATCAGCTTCAAACTTTTCCTTTGCAGTTTTGTTTTCACCCTGAAGCTTTTCAATCTCTGCCTTTAATCCTTCAGCATCAACCTTCTTTAATGCTTCAAGCTGTTCATCCCTGGAAGCAATGTCCTTTTCAAGTTGCTTCTTGGATTCATTAACTTCATCAAACCTTGATTTTGGAATAAACCCCTTCAGTTCCTCATTTGAAGCATCAGCAACCTTTTGTGCCATAGCTTCATCCAATCCTAACTTCACTAAATCTTCTTTTTTCATTTTCATTTACCATCCTTTCAAATTCATTTTTAACCTGGTTCAGTCCAGTTCTATTTGTCTTGTTCTTTAACGTCAACAATACCAAAATGACGATTTTATTTGATGCTTTGACCCAAGCATCCAGGAAGATAATTGACCACCGCCTTATCCGCTTAAATAAGCATATAAAAAAGCACCCACTATTCAGCAGGTACTTCTTCATACATTTCATTCTCTTTTTTCCATTGTTCATATTCTTGCTTGATGTGTTCAGGTGCATCTTCTTTCAAGTGCCAACCATTTTCATCAACATCAATCCAATCCATGAACTTTGGTTCAATTGGTGTGGACACTATTGAACACCCCCTAATCTTTTCTTGGTTTCCTTCAATACCTCAACACTGAATGGTAATGGATCATCACTGATCAGTGCATCAGATATTGCCTGTGCCATCATTTCACTTCTGTTACTCATTGCATATTTACCAAGGTCTTTGTAAGCATCATATGCTTCCCTTCCTATTGGATTTATACCCATGTTTTTAAGTGCCTGATCAGTAATACTTCTTGCTTCAACCGATCCCTTTAGGGTTCTAATATAACTATTCCATTCAGATACACTGAACACTTCTTTCTTCAACCGATCATAAACAATTTTGTTTTCCATAGCATGTGCAAGTTCATGTGCTGCAATATGCTTTGGTGTAAACCCTTTGAAGTGGAAGTTTTTCTTAATGTCATTTTCAATATTGGTGACTATCTTATTCATTATGTTTTGACTTTCACCAAAATTACTGAACTTCAATGTTGTTCCAATCTTGATCTGATCAGGTGCAATGGTGACTGGTTGTGTTGAATACTGTCCATAATAAGATTTTGCCCTTGATACCTTTAAATTATTGGTGAACCCTTTCAGTTGTGGGAACTCATTTAATGTCTTGAACATACCTTCATTGAACTGATTTGTAATATCCAAATCCATTCCCTTATAACTTACTTCAGAACCAATCAAATCCATTGCAAACTTTTCTGCATCCTGGATGCTCTTGGATGGAATGAACTGGTTATCTTTTATTTTACTACTATCAACCAATTCCTTCAAACCATCTTTTGATCCACCATCAACAAACTTTTCTTTCCAGTCCTTATATTTCATATTACTTGGAACATAGTATGTTTTTCCATCTTCACCCCTTGCAGCACGTTCCCCAAAATCATCTTCAAAATAGGGAACTGTTGTGGTTCTACACCAGGGATGAAAGGGTGGTGCAGTGACACCAGGTTGATAGTCTTTCATGTCCATGATTTCACCATCTAATCCCTGACATATTGCACTGGTACTGTTGTCCAGGGTTGCAACAACTTGATATTTTTCAACATCCAATGTATTGAATGCATCCTTTTGTGCAGCAGAAGCAAAGAAAGCTGATTCAGTCATGATCAGCCTTCCTGCTTTGTTCTTACTCACATCAAATTGCTTTGCTATGGTATTGATTGCCTTATCAGGGGAATCCCCTCTGATGATTGCCTGTGTCATTTCTGTGTGTACTGTATTGATAAGGTTCTGTTTATTATTCCAACACTTATCTTTAAAAGTTGAATTGTCAGCAGTCCAAGGTTTTGAAATCACCTTTTCAAGCTGCTTATCATTTAACTTCTGAAGATCATACCCAACATTGAACCCCTTTTGAACTTCATATGCTGTGTGATAATAACCATCCTGATAAATGTCCTTTGCAAGTCTATCAATTCCATCAACCTGGTTACCATATAGGACTTCAATCTTTTGTTGTGCCTGAAGTTTTAA